AGAAGTAAAACCAGGATATCGGGAACCGCTAAACTTATGGGTGATCGTGGCGCTCGATCCTGCCAATAGAAAAACATCTGTTCTCTCCAGAATGACAGCCCCTTTAACAGCATGGGAGAGAGATCAGCACAAGCAGATGGAACCATGGGTCAAGGAAGCAGCCAGCAGACGGCAGAATCAAGAATCACGGATTAAATCCTTACGGACCAAATACGGCAAAGCCAAGCCAGATGATTTAAAAAAGATTGAAGCAGAAATCCTGGAAATCGAAAACGATCTTGAGGAAATCCCAGTCCCCCCAAAAGTATGGGCTCAGGATATAACACCCGAACACTTAGGCACACTGATGGCTCAGCATAGCGAGCGTGTGAGCCTGATATCGGCCGAGGGTGGAATATTTGACATTGCTGCCGGGCGTTACTCCAATGGGGTTCCCAACCTGGATTTGTTTTTGCAGGGGCACGCAGGGGACGCTGTCCGGGTGGATCGTGGGAGCCGGGAACCTGTCTATATGGACCACCCGGCCTTAACTTTTGGATTATCCCCACAACCAGGGGTTTTAAAAGGCCTGGCGGACCAACCTGGCTTCCGGTCTCGTGGCCTGTTGGCAAGGTTCCTATATCTCCTGCCCGGATCAAAGCTTGGTTATCGCGCCTTGGATACAACGCCCGTTCCTGTATCCATCAAAAATAATTATTACCATTTGGTTTATCAGTTGCTCAATCTTAAGCCGGGCGAAGATGAACACGGCGATGTAAAACCCCATGTGCTGACCTTGTCCAAGGATGCCTATCAGGAGTGGGCAGACTTTTACATGGCAGTTGAAAAGGATCTCAGAGACGACGGGCGTTTTGAACATATTCGGGATTGGGCAGGGAAACTGCCGGGGGCGGCCACCAGGATAGCCGGGTTGCTACATTGTGCGGATAACCCTAACGATCCGTGGAATATCCCTGTATCCCTGGAAACAATGACAAGGGCATTGGACCTTGCGGCCGTGTTCGCTGACCACGCCCTGATCACCTTTGATTTGATGGGCGCCGACACCTCACTGGATGGAGCCCGGAAGGTGTGGAGATGGGTTGAACGGAACCGGCTCGAATCTTTTAGTAAGCGGGATTGCCATAATGCGCTTCAAGGGAGTTTTAAACGGGTGAAGGAATTAGAGGAACCGTTGATTGTCCTTATCGAGCGCAACTACATCCAGGCCGAAACAAAACAAACAGGTGGCAGGCCATCTATCATATATCGCGTCAACCCCGAAATCATAAAAGGAAGGCCATAATGGGATGGCGCAAGCAAATGGGAATTTCAGAATTAAAATCCCCTATACAAAAGGTACAAAACATACAAAAGCCACCTGAGCAAATCCCTTTTGTACCTATTGTACCTTTTGTATATAGGGAATCAAAAACAAAAACAGATCAGACCCCACCACCGGACCTATCCAGAATCCAGCCGGAGGATATATCCGAATATACAGACTTGTGGTATCGGGCATGGGAACTGGCGGATTATGTAGACGGCGGCAATGCCGTTGCACCCTACGCGAATAGGGTGGCCGGGCTGCCGGAATTAAACCGGGTGGTGGAGCGTATGCGGATCATCGAGGGCAGGTTGAAGCCGGGGACCCCCAGCCAGACCAAGAAAGTTCCCGGAATCCCGGGAGGGTGGATGCCAAACCCCAATCACCAGGACCCGGACACCTGCCCGGCCTGCGGGGAATCCCAATGGTGGCGCAAAAACGAACCAAATTCCAAGTGGATTTGTGGCCGATGTCATCCCCCAGCACAGGGCTTGGATGTGATTTTGGGGGAAAAAATATGAAAATAACCCTAAACAGCAAATCTATTTTGGCCGGGTTTGAAAACACAGCTACCCGGCAGGCAGTCAAGCAATACCTGACCATGCCAAACCCCAAATTTTCAGAAGCGGAAAAGATGAGCCGGTCTACCCGAAACATTGACCGGGAATTGAAATTCTACCAGGGGCGCATAGACGGTCTTGTCTGTCCCCGTGGATGCGCCACTAAGCTTTATCATTTATGTCAGCAGCATGGTGAAGATATCCAGATCATTGATAATCGCCGTACCCTGGACCCGGTTGACTTCACCTTTGCCGGGTCACTTCGGGAATTACAGCAGCAGGCCGTCAATGATGTTTTGTCCAGTGATCATGGATTGCTTGAGGCAGGCACCGGGGCTGGAAAATCCATTATGGCTTTGTCTCTTATTGCGCAGAGAAAACAGCCTGCCCTTGTCATTGTGCATACAAAAGAACTTGTGAGCCAATGGATTGACCGGATCGAAAATTTCCTGGGGATACCAAGGGCGGATATTGGAATTATCGGCGGGGGTAAGTTCTCCATCGGGGACCGGATCACAGTTGCCACCGTTCAAAGTCTGTACAAACGTGTGAATGAGGTTGTGCCTTATATCGGGCATTTGGTTGTGGATGAAACTCACAAGGCCCCTGCCAGGATGTTTAGCGAAGCCGTGAGCGCCTTCGATGCAAAGTATATTCTTGGATTGACTGCTACCCCATGGCGACGGGATGGATTGTCAAAGGTTATTTTTTGGTATGTGGGTGACGTTACCGGCAGGATTGCCAAAGACGATCTTGTACAGGCTGGTAACCTTTGCCGGGCAGAAGTTCAATGGGTTGGGACTGGCTTCTCTCCCTTTGCGGATGCCAGTGAAGAGTACAGCAAGGCTCTGTCCGAATTGACCGAGGATGGCACCCGGAACCGGCTGATTTGTAAAACCGTATCTGAGAATAACGGCCATGGCGTTTCCCTGATCCTATCCGACCGGAAAGCTCATTGCGTTACGCTGCAAAATATCCTGGCTGATGTTCATGGCATCCATGCAGAAGTATTGACCGGCAGCACAAGCCCCAAAGATCGAGAACGGATCATAACAGCCTTGCAGGGTGATGAATGCAAATATCTGATTGCTACCGGCCAATTAATCGGGGAAGGTTTTGACCTGCCTGGGATATCCACTGTGTTCCTGACAACGCCTGTCAAGTTTTCCGGGCGATTGATTCAATATATTGGCCGGGCATTACGTCCGGCACCAGGCAAAGACAAAGCCATGATATTTGATTTCGTGGACGATCACGGCGTTTTTGAGGCATCGGCCAAAAGCCGGGCAGAAACATATCTAAGCCAGCAAATTTTAAAAACGACAAGCCCATGCAGGGCATTACAAAAAAAGGACTAAACCTATGCAAAAGTCATACCGAGACAATTTGAAATTGACCCTTCGCCGTGAGCTTACAGCCACAAAATCCAAAAACGCTAAAGAACTCAAGGAGCTTGAGTTCCGAAAAGAATCGCTGGGACGGCACGTCAAGCACTTGGAAGAGCAGATCAAAATGTCAGGTTCGGACCTTGTTGCCGTTGCTGAAAATCTGCTGCGTATAAATGCCGAAGCCAAACGGGCCGAAGCTGTACTTGTTGAACGGATTCAGGCACTTGAATCAGATGCGTAATTTTTTCAAGTTTTGTGTTGCGTTGACCTTGTGAATCATGCTATACATTATTAATGGTATTAACATACTTAGCACAGGAGCAACATGGATAAAAAAATTATGAAAAATATTAGGATGAGCAAGGCGACCAGCACGGCTTTAAATGTTCTGGCGGCTCAAAACGGATTGACGATTGGCGCCCTGCTGGCGGCGCTTGTGAAGTTTCAAGCCGCTGGCAAATATATCACCCAGTCGGAAGAGCAAGACCGCTTTAAAAACATGTGGGATCAGGCCGTCCTTTCAACAAAACGGGCCGGGCATTCCGGTTGGACGGGCAAAAACGAGGAACCTGGGGTGGTGGTGATTATCGATGAAAATACTAACGCAGAATAGCCGCCGGCGTTTTGGATCGCATTTAGATTCAGGAGCAGGGCGCGCCCTGGGCATTGGACGTTTTGGTAATTCCATGGAACTGTACCATGCACCGCGCGCACAGAATATTGAAAATACAAAACCAGATAAGGAAGTTAAAAATATGAAAAACGAAGGCAAAAGCGCCGCCGAAATGATCGAGGAAATCGGCGAAATTGCCGCACAGCGGATCAAAGCGATGGAGATCAAAATTGAAGACTTTGAAAGGGTCATCGGCCGGATCGGAGCGCCTCCCGGTGGTGGACCTATCTCAGACAGTAACTCAGAATATGCCCGGGATTTTGTGGCCACCCTAAAGACGGGGCGCCCCATGGCAAGCATGTCAACTTTGTCCGATCCTGATGGGGGGTACGCGTCACCGGCTGAAATGGAACGCAACATTAGCACCATTGCCCGATCCACAACGGCCATGAGAAATATTGCAGACGTCCGGACCCTGGAGCGCGATCTCGAATTGGTCATTGCGGTTGGGGGTGTTGCCTGTGATTTTGTCACCGAAAAAGGCGCAAGGGAGGAGACCGACGGGCCTACCCTGTCAAAGTTGCTGTTTCCATTCAGAGAGCTGTATTGTATGCCTGTTGCGACCAATAGGCTTTTGGACTTGGCCTTTATGGATTTCTTGGCATGGCTGTCAATGGAAGCTGGTTACGCATTTTCAGCAAAGGAGGAGTGGAGTTTTATTTCCGAAGATTCGGACGGCATGGCATCGCCGAGAGGGCTGTTGAGTTATCCGAAGATTGCGAACTCTTCATGGGCCTGGGGATCACTAGGATTTGTAAACAGCGGAAACGCCACCACATTTACGGCGGACTCACTACTTGACTTGCAAGACGGGCTTGCTCCTCAGTATCGGGCCAATGCGTCTTGGCTGATGTCCGGCAGCACATGGACGGCCATTCGTAAAATGAAAACCGGAGAGGCTGAATACATTTGGAGGCCAGGTCTTGAAGAAGGCGCACCGGCTACCCTGTTGGGCAGACCCGTGTATATTTCCGAGCAGATGCCATCGGTCGGATCAGGAGCGTATCCTATCGCATATGGTGACTTTAAGCGTGGGTACATTGTCGGAGACCATAAAAAAGGAACGGTAATTTTGCCGGATTCCTTGACGCAGAAGGGCTTCACTAAATTATACTGTACGCGTAGAATTTTGGGCGGAGTTCAAAATTACGAGGCGATCAAATTGCTCAAAATTTCTGCTTAAGTTATAGAATGGCGCTGAGGGTTTCATTCCTTGGCCCGCTGCAATCAGCGCCACCCCGGTCGCTTTGGGCATCCCACCATTGCGACCAACATGCCGGACCCTGTAAAAAGTAAAAAACAGGGTTCGGCCCCCCCCACCCTGTATCTGTAGGGCTTTTCGGCTCCAAACCGTCTCTTGGGCCTTTTTTCTCACTGCCAAAATTCAACTATCTGGGGTCAAAACGAAAATCGGCTTCCAAATTTTACGTTTCCGAGCGTTTCAGCCAAAACGGATATCCTAACCTCAGCCAGCACAAGCCAGACTTAAACCTGCAAAACTTTCAGATCGAGCGTTTCGGAGTTTTCTGGAAATATTACCCAAAAACCCATTGACTTTATCGCTGTTTAGTTATATGTTGTTTTAACGTTGTTTTAACACTAATTAAACAAGGAGAATCTTTCTTATGGAGTATGACCAACTACGCGAAATTTTAGTCAATACAGAAAGCTTGTACAACATTTGGCAGTCCACCGGGCTTGATGAGGAGGCTTTCATCCTGGCAAATAGAAGCATTATCGAGCAGACCGAAAAAACCAGATTGCAAAAGGCAGCGGCAAAGGCCAGGCAAATTAAATTTCTCGAAAAACAGAAAGCAAACGGCAAACGTTTTTTGTCTGCCATGGTGAGTTCGGAAACTTATGACCGCCTGTGCCTGGAACGTGATAGATCAATCAAGTCCGGCAGACCTAAGAACCTGGGCGACGTCCTGGACGCGCTTTTGACCGGATCGAAACCGCCGGATAAAGCCGAGAATGATGAGGGACTACTTACTTCCAAAAAACTAAGCGAAAACGTTAAATTATTGATAGGCACATATCAGAAGCAGAAAGCCGAATCCGTGGGCCTTGATGATACGGATGGCCGCTATTTTGCTGCAGGCCAGGTGTCAGCGCTTCGGCTTGTTTTAGAACTTATAGATGCCCAAAAAACACAGGACCGGACCGAACTGCTCGATGTTTTTTAATAGGAGTCAAAAATAAATGGAATACAAAACGCTGGAATTAAAAGACGAAACTAGCCGGAAGTATCAAGTAACACCTACGGCTATAGCGCAAGCAATCGGCAAGCTTGAAAAAGTAGCAGAATTTATAAACCGCGGTGAAAATGATATAGCTTTAAATTTTGTGAAGTCAGCAATGGCGGCGGCTGATGACATCATAATGGAAATAGTGGACGATCCCGATCCGGACAATTTTTCCGGGATCAAATTGGAAAAAATCAATTATAACTCTTTCTGGATGGAATAGAACATGGCAAACTTTGGAGCGGCCGGATGCCGAAATTCTGACGGATCGTTTTGCAGTTTTTTTGACCTGGAGCAATGCAGATGCAGCAAATACCGGACTGAATTGCAAAAGCATTGGTCAGGAGAGCCGTTTCGGGCTGATGAATGCGGAGATGACGCTATGATGAATAGGAGCAAAAAATAATGAATTACACTGCATTTTCGGCGTTGTGCCATGGGCTGATGATGATATGCCATTTAGAAATATTATTGACTAAAGATTGCAACTGATTAAAAAAAATCCTTGCAATGACCCGTAACATGATTTATGTTGAGAGTATGGAAACAAAATTTAATAAAAAACGAGTTGCGGAAATAACAGGTCTGACGGAACGACAGGTTCAGCTCTACACTGAGCAAGGACTTATCGAACCGGAGGTTGATCCAGGCACTGGACGGGGTAGGCGACGGCTTTATTCTCAGGATAATCTTTTCCAGTTTGGGATTGTGCGAGAATTTGTAGGCTATGGCATGCCAATCGGCAAATTAAGATTTGTTTTTAAATTGCTCGAAACGAGAACCTTGTATCGAGAATGCCAAAAAATCATTGAAAATGACCCGGACCTTCAAGTCTTTGTTAAGGTTTTCTATTCGGATATTTTTGATAAGTTTTCAGTCGAATATACGTCACTTAGAGACCTTGATATTCTCTTAAAAGTTTCCGAAATGAAACATATCACGAACTGCTTTGTCATTAACTTGAGAGAAATTTACCTTTCGTTGAAAAAGCACCTTTAATATTTTTTTAAAAAAAAATGAATCGAAAAACGATTTCTGATTAATAACAAAAAGGGTTTAAATAATGACGCACTACTACTCCGACACGCAACTTGCAAAACGCTACGGCGTACATAGGACAACCATTTGGCGCTGGATAAAAACATCTGGATTTCCCAAACCAATAAAATTAAGCAAAGGATGTTCAAGGTGGGATGGCAATGGGGTTGAGGCTTGGGACGAACGGAAAAAGGCGTAAAAAGCAAAACGCCCCAGGGCGGCAACCAAAGGGGCGGAAGAGGAACAAAATGTATCAACAATATAACACCACCAGCCAAAATTTTCAAGACCGGATACCAGAATTAAAAGCAGCCCTGCCGGATATTTTTTCCTGTACGGACCTGCAAAAAGAGTCAGAAACGAGTTTTTCCGGGCCGTGCCCGGTCTGTGGTGGAGATGACCGTTTCGTTTATAAAACCGATACTGGGCGGTGCTGGTGCCGTGGATGCCATGAAAAAGCCATGGATGTTATTGACTTTCATTGCTGGAAGTCGAGCAAGACCGTTTCGGAACTGATGAGGGAATACCTGCCAGATGATGCCTGGCAGGGTGAAGACACCAGGCAACCCACACCGCACGATCTTTTCTCTAAGCGGGGCCTTGCTGGTGAGGTTATCAGGATTTTGACCGAAGCCAGAGGCCTAAAAGTTACTGCACATGCCGGGAAACAATGTGTGGCAGTCCCTTATGTCTCTTTGCAAGGCGAAATCAAAGCCACACAATACCTGAGCATTGACCAAGAGCCGTTTCCGTTCACAGCCAAAAACGGGAAAACAGCAAACAAGGTTTTTGGAAAAGGTGATAAGCCTGGCGATGAATGTTTTTTCTTGGCCGGGCCAGGACCGGATCAAGCCGATAAAATTATTATCACCGAAGGCGTCATAAATGCTCTGACGGCTTGGCAGTGGTTCCCCAAGGCATGTTGCATTGCCCTGGGGGGATCGACCTATACGCGCAAAGTCAAGGCGCTAAAGCCATACATCAGACAAACCGCAAAAGTAATCATCTGCCAAGACAACGACGACGCCGGGAAAATGATGGTTCAGAGCATCCACCAGGTCCTGAGGAATAAGGTCCACCGCCTGGTATGGGGGCCGGACGATGAACCAGGACTCGATATCAATGATTTGTTGCAGGCCGGGCAGACCGAACGTGGTCAGGCAATGATTCAGATGGCTCCCGAGGCCACACAGCCCGGTAACGATGACCCTATCCCCCTGCCGAAATCTTTACGCCCGCAGACATGGGAAGCCCACATCCCTTTAGATGAAAACCAGCCCCCCGCTATGGACCCCAATATTTTGCCAGGGATAGTTGGGGATATGGTAAGGGCTGTTTCCATTGAGACTGAAACCCCGCTTGAATTGGCAACTGGTATCGGCTTATCGGTCATAGCTACAGCTTGCCAGGGGAAAATCATCATAGAAGTAAAACCAGGATATCGGGA